TGACTACTACGCAAGTTGTCTTTACCTATCGGACTAGCGTACGCTCCAACAAGACTTCTTAGGTCGTTAATCTTTTCTTGGATTGCAGGGTCGTCGCTGATGTTCACTTTATTCATACGCTCTGCGACATCTACCATGTTGTCGATTAACGTATCTCTGAACACACTACCATCTTTGCCGATTGGCACTGCTAACTTCTCGATGGCACGTTTCATAGGCGTTATCATTGACTCAAGTACATGCTTGGTTGCGTTGTTACCTGCATCATCTAACTGCTGTTGCAACGACGCCTTGTCCTCATCTGATATTACTACTCTGAAGTCGCCGGTCGTTGGCACGGGCATGTACCTTACATCTACGCTGAACTTCGCTCTCATCTCATCTGCTGACGGATAGTCGCTAGGGTCTGCAAGGTTCGGTTTCCCTTTCGCTTGTGCTATCTTTGCAAGTCTATCCAAGTCCGCTTGGACTTCGTCGTCCCAACAAGCGTACAACGAGTTAACTGCTTGGTTCGCTTGGTCTACGAGTTTTCGCAATCCGCTAGTGAAGTCAATGTAATGCTCGATGTTAAGCATATCAACTCCGGTACTCCAAGGTACGGTGTTCTCTTTCACATATACATATACATCAGAGAACTTGCTTATCGTTTCCTTGACTTTGTTGTTACGCCCCTCAAACAAGTGTTTATTCACGTTACCTGCCCCATACTTCTTAGACTCCTCTTGGTCTAGTTTATACGGCGAATACATGCGACGCTTAACACTCACTAGGACTGCTTTCTCATCTAGTCCTTTTACATTTACCGTTGGTTTCGTCGCGGTTTCCTGATTATTATCTGTCAGGTCGACGGTTTCTGTTGGTGTGGGCGATGAGTCGTGCGACTCTACTGTCGGTGCGTTATGCACCGCGTTGTCTATGGCATTAGCCAAGATTGAGTTCATATCCATGATTTGCTCCTATGTGTATAAAGAAATTACTGTGTAGATGTACAGTGCCATCACACCCGTAGCGACACCTATCGCTATGTTTACTATTGAGTTGATACTCATTACTCACCCCCCATAAAGATGTCCTTGTTGGCAACCGCCCAAGTAATAAAGTCCTTCGTCTGTTGCAACTCGGGGTGTAGTCGTAGGGCATCAGTTACATACACCATCTGAAACTCTTTCGGCATACGGGCTACATACTTCATGTCCCTATCGAACGAGTCGGGTTCTGCGGTCATACTTAACGCAGTCGCTACGGCATACTTCACAGCAGGCTCATCGGGTACTTCGGTTTTCTCGGGTTGCAGTCTGATTGAGTCAACTGATGGCATCTTGCTCATTAGTGAACGTGCCGCTACCCACTCAGCCGCCGCTCCCTCACCAACTTTACCCTCACAAGCGTACATATATAAGTCTGTTGGCAAGTCACGGGGTACTTCTGTGAACAGTTGAGTCCACGCCCTTTGTGTTGGATTGACTGAACGCATCGGGTCGAAGTCGTTCAACAGTTGCGGTCGCAATCTCATGAACGCAATACCTAACGGGTCTACATCATGCGTCATCGCCCACTCACACCAATCGTCTAGTGACGTTTCCATCTCGAACTCATACATACGGTTGGATAGGTGCGTTAGTAACTGTTTCGCCCCTGCTTTGTCCTCTACTCGGTTACCCGTTACAACAAACCGTACATCTTTGTCTAGTTTGAACGTTGGTGTAGAGCGTTCCAAGATAAAACCCGCCGCCCACGTTTGGTGATGAGTACTCGACTGTGGCAATTCCTCTAGCACGATAAGCCCTGCACCCGTCCCCTCTCTGAACTTGTAGAACATGTCGGTCGGGTTGAATATCGTTACTCCATCATCGGTTACTGATGGCACACCGGTAAAGTCCACTACATCGTGGTTGTTCACATGCACAACTAGAATGCGGTCATCTGATATATCTAGGTTGTGTCCCACTTGAATACAAGCATCAGATTTTCCCATTCCCGGCTTACCTTTAAAGAAAGGTACAGCAGTTGGTGATTTACGTAGTATTGAAGTCGCTACGTCTACGACTTGGTTAATTGATGGCATAATTGCTATCTCCTATAGTTTGGTAGCATAAGTGGGTGCTACCGTCACGTTGTTATTAACTTATGTTAATTAGTCGTTTCAAACGCTAAAAGTCCACCGGTGGACTTTTATTGTCTAGTGTCTGTGGGCGAAATACATAGTCCCACACCGCTCAGCACAGTATTCTCTGTACCCGCCAAGTGCTATCATGTCCACCAACGCATCTGTTGGTAGCATAGTCATGTCGTCTGTGTCGGGGCGTGCTAGTCTTTGGTGTTTTGATGTAGTAGGCGAATACTTGTCCTCATTCCCGAACCACATTTCCACCTCATCATCGTAAACATACATCGGGAAGTGTTCCCCGTACGAGTAGACAACGTAGGTGTCGTGGTTTGAGTGACGGCTGTGTTTGTACTCGGCGTACACCGTTTCGTTATTAGTCCTAAAGGCTCGCTGATGAGTCGTGAACTCGCTCATCTGATTGTTGTTAATTTTATTCATTGATTACCTCCCCACCTTGGTAAGTTACCCAAGGCATTGCTACACATTCCCCTGCGATTATTTGTCCTTTGGAATTGTAGTAGTTATCTCCACAACCCATTATGAAGTTAATCATTATCCAAGAGAATAATGTGGCAAGTAATAAAGACATCAATATTGATGCGATGATTGATTTTAGTTTTTCCATGATAATTTCTCCAACATGAATAAGTGCGATTGGTTACCACAACAACTATCACTTCTGAGTGGTTGGTCGAAGTATTTTTGTACTTCGTGGATAGTTTCGGGTTCACTGTTTAATGACTCGAAATCATCTGTATAAGTCGTTGTGTACTTGTTGTTTTTTATTTGATTGTTATTTTCCATTTTGTTACTCCTAGTTGATAAGTCCACCGGTGGACTTTATTTGTTAAATTGTTATAAAAAGGGTTGACATTGGGTTAAAAAAAGGTTATCATGTCTGCGAATGCTTGGAGCAACAGACATGATAAAGAGCGATTTCGAGCCAAAATGTATTAAGACAAAGTTTGCAATAAGACATTGTATTAAGACAATAAGACACGTGTAAGTCCTTGATTTTCCTAGAATAAGACAATAAGACAAAGTTTCTGAGAGAGATTGCCGGAGAGTCTTTTTGGTTTTCTTTGTTGTTCTTTTTTCATAGTTAATTCTCTCTAACTTTTTAAAACTTTTATTCTCTTTTATATTATGTCTTATTGTCTTATTGTCTTAATAGGGTACTCAAACCCTATCTACTAAAGCATTTTGTAATAAGACAACGAATAAGACACGATTATTGGTGTCTTATTAGGTCGCCGCCTATTAGCCTATGAGTCGTGAAGCATTTTCATCTGTGGATTGGTTTAATAGACTAGGTATTTTGGTAGCACCTCGTTCGTTCTCAAACCTGTGTAGGTGGATAACCTCTTTAGTTTCTCTGTCTGTAAACCTTATCCAGTTAATTCCGTACGAGTGCGTGTATTTAGTTTTATAATTCATCTGAGTAACTCCTTATGTGTTCGCTTTTTATTAGCCTATGAGTCGTGGCTGACCTAAAGTCCACTGTGGACTTTTTTGTAAGTCGCCCACGCAAAAAACCCCTTTCGGGGCTTTTCACTTTTGGTTAGTGGTTATTTGAATTCAACTTCTTTTGCGATTTCAAGAAGTTTTTCTACGCTTTCGATATTGAAGTCGTTGATAATTGCTTGAAGTTTATCCTTTGCCGTTTTTTCCGGCGTGGCTTTCACATCGTCAACTATCCATAAATACGCTTTACTGTCTAGTTGTGTTTGAGTACATAAACCCTCAGCTAGTAGCGTCTTGTTACCTTTCATAAGTCTAGCACGTTGAGTTGGTTTTGCTTTATCATCAAGCGAAAACATTTTGCGTTGCGTGGCTTTTTTGCCGATATTGTTTTGCATAAGTTTAACTTCTTTTGGCTTGATTGAACCGTTGGCAACTTCAGCCGTAAAGTATTCAAGCCAAGCCGTACTGTCTGTGCCTGAACGGTAAACTTTTGCAATGCTATCAGCCACGCTGTCTGATTTTGTAATACTCTCTTTATTGGTCGCATCAGCGTTTCTTAAAGAAGTGATGATTTTCGCAAATTTTGTTTTTTGATTTTTATTCATGATTTTTTATCCTTGATTGTAAAAAGTCCACTGTGGACTTTTGAGAATGACTACCAAAAGCGATAGCCTTGTCATATAGGGTCAGCCATTTGAAGTGGGGGTAGGGAACGAGCAGGGCAGGGGCGTACGTCCATGCTTAGGTGTTCCATATAGCAACCCCCCTAAAAATAGGTGTCTCTCAAAAAGAACCACTTCTATAGTTTACATTTCTCTCAAAAAGAACCACTTCACAGAAACACCCCACCCCTAAAAAGAACCTTCCCAAAAAATTCCAGCCCTGCTAAAATACCTTCAACATTGACAAACACCTGCACAAACAGGTACACTTGGATATTATGAGCAATCAAGTAGATAAACTTACAGACCCGAAATTCGAACACACGTCTATATTGTCTCGCGGACAGCTGCAGATGATCGAAGATGACCCAGCCAAGATGGAAACGTTAGCACGCCTTATGGGCGCAGTTAACTTGGATAACCTCTTCCGCCACATGCAGAACCCTACAATCAACCCTGCTACTCGCTTGGAGTTCCAGAAGATGTTGAACAAGATGGGTAAGTTGGAACCTGACGGTAAAGCAGTAGTTGGTGAAGGCGGCCCACAGGTAGTGATTAACATCACCCGCGCCAAGGACAAGGAAGAAGCAATTACCATCGAAGGTACTACAGTAGAATGAGTACCGTCCCGCAGACACCCGCCCACGAAATTAATTTTGAAGTTATCAAGTCGTTAGACGATTTCTTCTACTCTGAAAAATTTATATCACTAGCAGTAGGTCCCGTTGGTTCGACTAAGACGACAGCCGGCGTGATGAAAATATTACACTTCGCTGCGATGATGGCGCCTTGTAAAGATGGCATACGTAGGTCTCGTGCCATCTGGGTACGTAACACGCGAGAGCAGTTACGTGATACATCCATACCGGACTTTATGAAGTGGATACCTGATGGCATCATGGGTAGCTTCCTTAAGACGGAATATAAGTTCGTTATTAAAGTTGGAGACATAGAGTGTGAAGTTCTGTTCCGTGGTCTCGACGACGCGAACGACGTTAGACGTCTCCTATCCCTACAGGCATCGTTCTTCATCTTCGATGAGTTTAGAGAGATCCATCCAGACATTTACAACGCTGCACAAGGTCGTCTAGGACGTTACCCGGACAAAATGATGAACGGGGTAGGTTGCCAGACAGATGACGGCAAGCCTAACGCCCACCTGTGGGGGATGACGAACCCGCCGGACCAGGATACTTTTTGGGAAGAGCTCCTGTCTAACCCGCCAGAGAACGTACATGTGACGATACAACCGTCTGGTCTAGCACCAGAGGCGGATTGGACGCAGTTCCTACCAGATGACTACTACGATAACCTCGCCCACGGCAAGACTGAAGACTGGAGAGCCGTATATATTCATGCTCAGTTTGGTAAATCACTGTCCGGGCAGCCTGTTTTCAGGTCGTTCGACAGAACACACCATACAAGCAGTGAAACAATCACCCCGATGTTCAGTGATGCGCCTCTATTAATTGGAATTGATGCTGGATTAACGCCGGCAGCGGTGATAGGACAGGTAATATATGATGGTCGACTAGTTATTTACGACTCGATTATCTCCGAAGACATGGGAGCCTTGAGGTTTGTACGTGAAAAACTGAAGCCTCTGCTGGCAAATAAGTTCCCGGGGAGGTCGTCTATAGTGATAATTGACCCCGCAGCGTTCCAAAGAGCACAGACAGACGAGAGAACTGTAGCTGACATATACAGAGCTGAAGGTTTTTCGATAAAAGCCGCGAAAACGAACTCTGTGGCCGCGCGTTTAGCAGCTGTTGAGAAGTACATGACACGTGTTGTAGATGGTAAATACGGTCTAATGGTCGATGCTGACTCAGCCAACTCGTTGGTTCAAGCCCTAGCAGGTAAATATAGGTATAAAATCAACACAAAAGGTATAAAAGACGAGAAACCTGAGAAGTCACACCCATGGTCTGACATCGCTGATGCGTTCCAGTACCTCTGCCTACATGCTGATGGTGGTGAGGTATTTGGTTCGATAGCCACTCAAGGCTCACGTCGAGAAGTGCAGAAAGTTTCTGCTAAAGGATGGACTTGACACCGCGTAAATTAGATGATAACATAACAGGCATTACTGTTATGTTAAAGAGGAATTTATGTCTTTAGGTGCTGCTCTAATCCCCGTAGCTCGTGCGTCAGACCTGGAAGCCCAGGCTAAGCGTGAGTCGGAAGAAAAACAACAAAGTGAATTACTTGTAGGTTTAGCTGCGCACACGCGCAAACGTTGGACTACGATGCGAGACCATAAGAAGCAGGAGATTGAGCCTCGCTTAGTTGAAACTGCTCGAGCTCGTAACATGGAGTACTCACCAGAGAAACTAGCAGAGATTCAAGCGCAAGGTGGTTCAGAATTATTCATGGGTATTGTTAGTACGAAGTGTCGTACAGCTACCGCATGGCTACGTGACACACTACTAGGTACCGGTTCTGATAAGCCGTGGTCTATTGAAGCTACTCCTATTCCAGAAGTCCCACCAGAATTAATTGATAGGCTACAAGGTATTATGCAGCAGAACTTAGCGCAGTACTACGAGATGGGTGGTGGTGAAATATCTGAGCAAGACCTTAAGCAGTTAGCGTCAGGCATGAAAGACACAGCCATGCGTGAGATGAAGCATGACTCTGACAAACGCGTTGAGCGTATGGAGGAGAAAATGGAAGACCAGCTCCTAGAAGGTGGGTTCATTAAGGCGTTGTTCGAGTTTACTAACGACATCGCGACGTACCCGTATGCTGTACTTAAAGGTCCAGTTCCACGTAAGCGTAAGAAACTGCAGTGGCAGAACGGCGAGCTCGTTCCGACAGAAATCGTAAGAGATGAGTGGGAAAGAGTTGACCCGTATAAATTCTACTGGGCACCGTGGGGCGACGACATACAGAACATGCCGGTTATTGAGATACACCACCTGACTAGAGAAGACGTCGAAGCCATGATAGGCGTCGAGGGGTACGACGAGGCGTCAGTACGAGCGTTGTTAGCGGACTTCGGTTCGGAAGGTTTTGAGTGGTTAGACCGTGATGACTCGGACTTCGAGGCGTTAGAAGGTAAAGATTTTGATGAAGCGAACTCAGACTTAATCGCAGCAGTTCAGCTTTGGGACTCTATCCCAGGTAAACTACTCCTAGATTGGGGCTTAGACGAAACAGAAATTGAAGACCCTCAGTTGTCATACCCATGTGAAGTATGGATGGTTGACAACATTGTTATTAAAGCAGTATTAAACTACGACCCTATCGGTCGTAAACCATATTACGTATCGTCGTTCGAAAAGGTCCCTGGCCGCATCGACGGAAACGGTGTTTCAGATTTATGTATGGATGCCCAGAACATGTGTAACGCAGCGGCTCGTTCGCTAGCTAACAACATGGGTATTTCTTCAGGCCCGCAAGTAGGCGTTAACGTAAGCCGCTTGCCAGCAGGTGAGGACATCACTCAGATGTATCCTTGGAAGATTTGGCAGTTCCAGCAGTCAGAGTACGGTGATGCTTCGCAGCCTATAAACTTTTTCCAACCGCAGTCTAATGCTTCAGAGCTAATGGCCGTGTTTGATAGGTTTATGGACATAGCTGATGACATTACAGGTATTCCTAAATATATGACGGGGCAGCATGTCCCAGGTGCAGGCCGTACGTCGTCCGGTCTGTCTATGTTAATATCTAATGCAGGTAAGAGTATTAAGCAGGTAATTAGTAACATCGACCACGATGTACTTAATCCGATGCTTGAGCGACAGTACCAAAGAAACTTGCGTTACTCACAAGATCCGGAGTTAATAGGAGATGTTCAAATTGTTGCAAGAGGGTCGACCTCTCTGGTCGTCAAGGAAGCTGAAGCTGTCCGTAAAACTGAGTTCTTACGTCTGGTATTGGAAAGCCCTGTTGCACAGCAAATTGTTGGCCTTCCAGGCACGGCGGAGCTACTACGCGACCTTGCTGGAAATCTCAACACCAACATTGACCGCTTGGTTCCATCGCGTGAAGAAGTCCAAAAACAGCAAGCGATAGCAGCTCAGCAGCAACAAGAGCAGATGATGATGGAGATGCAGATGCAGCACGAACAGCAGCAAGCCGCGAATTTACAGGAAGACGGAACTGAGATGGGGGGTCGCCAAGACAACAATTTCAGCCCTAAACCTAACGGTAGATAAAAATAACTACCACAAAACAGTTTTATTTGGTATTATGTAGATAAATGATTTACGTCAATAAGTTAGAAACACAGGCCGTTAGAGCCCTAAACGGGTTACGAGAGCCAGGAAACGAAGCCTTGTTGGCACTCCTTAAGGGTGAACTTGAAGGAGCAAAGCAGAAGTTAGTGTACGCAAACGAAACGGGTCTAATCCACCGTTTGCAGGGACGAGCAGAAGCTTTTGAAGATTTACTGAAAGCGGTCGAAGAATCGCAGAAGGTAGTTGAGGAACGATAGGAAACTATCGTATTTGTTAAGCACACCATAACGGGCGCAGCATACCAATAGGACGCTGCATAACAGAGTTGGTGCTTTAAGGAGAAAGAAAAATGGCATTGCCAAAACAAGTACAGGCGCAACTTGCAGAAGTTGAAGCGTTAGAGAAAGAACTAGCCCAAAACGAAGTTAAGGAAAAGAAAGGCGAAGAGCCTACCTTAGAAGTAGTTGAGGATACCAAGAACGAAGTACCGAACGAACAACCTAAGAAAGACGCAGTAATTGAAGAAGCGAAGCCGGCTGATGAACCTAAGAAGGAATCAGTAGACGACTTTAAGCAGAAGTACAGCACCCTTAGAGGTAAGTATGATGCTGAGGTACCTAGACTGCACCAGCAGGTTAGAGACCTTACAGACCAGTTAGGAAGTATCCGAAAGGAAATGGAAGCTGCGAAGAAAGTAGAAACTGAAAAACCTAAAGAGGAAGTTAGTTATATAACCGATGCCGACCGAGAAGAGTACGGTGACGATTTGATTGATTTTCAACGTCGTGTTGCGAAAGAAGCTGCTAAAGAATATGAAGCGCGTTTTGAGCAACAGGAGAAGGTAATTGAAGAATTGCGTAAGCAAGTATCAAATACTGGAGACCAAGTTGGAGAGATGAGTTTTTCTCAGAAACTAAATGTTTTAGTTCCAGGGTTTGACCAGCTTGACAACGATGAGCGTTGGGTAGCATGGCTAAATGAGTACGACCCTATGTCTAGGGGACCTCGTAGAGACCAAGCACAATCTGCGTTTGACAGTGGTGACGCTGAAGCAGTAGCACATTATGTGAAACTATTCAGAGAAAGCGTTGAACCTGTAGGACAAGAAAAAGATAGTCGCCAAGCAGAGCTTGAGAAGCAGGTTACGCCAAATCGTTCGTCTAGCACTAGCGCTAGTAAGAGCCCGGCAGGTTCTAAGATTTATTCAGCTGCACAGATGGATAGAGCTTGGGCTAAAACCAGGACTTTAAACACGCAGGGTAAGTATGACGAGGCGGCAAAACTTGAAGCAGAGCTAACGTCTGCGTACATGGAAGGACGAGTAAAAAGCTAGTCACGATTGTACTCAACAGCCGTTAGCCTACAATAATGTTAAACTTTTATAAGGAGTAAGAAAAATGGCTGCTGTATTTCCAACAACAGGTGATTTCACTACAAGCCCGACGTATTCAGGTGGTTTCATTCCACAGTTATGGTCTAACAAACTGAATGCTAAATTTTATGCAAACACAATGCTTTCTGAAGTGTCTAACACTGACTGGGAAGGCGAAATTAAGAACCAAGGCGATACTATCCGTATCCGTACTGCACCTTCAATCACTATTAATGATTACGCTGGCGCTGGTTCTACACTAACAAGCGAAGTACCTGCACCGATCTACACTGATATGCAGATCAACAAAGGTAAGTACTTCTCAGTTCAAACTAACGACGTATTAGCGCACCAAGCTGATATCGACTTGATGAACACATTTACTGATGACGCTGCGAAACAGCTTAAGATTGCTATCGAAAACGAAGCTTTCTTTAACTGGTTCTCAACTGAAGGTGCTCACGCTAACAACAAAGGCGCGACAGCTGGTGCAATCTCTGCATCATACAACCTAGGTACTGATGCTGCTCCAGTAAACGACGCTACTGCTAGCAATGTATTGAACACTATCTTAGCTATGTCAGCTACTATGGATGAGCAAAACATTCCTGAAGACGGTCGCTGGTTAATCATCTCACCTAAAGACCGTAACATCTTGATGCAGTCTAACATTGCGCAAGCGTACTTCACTGGTGACCAGTCTAGTACTATTCGTACTGGTAAGATTGGTATGTTAGACCGTATGACTGTATACGTATCTAACTTGCTACCTCACGGTGCTGCAGGTAAGGCATTAGTTCCAGGTTTGTCTGCTACATCTTCTGGTGCTACAGCATCAGGTGCTAAGCTACGTCGTATGATGGTTGCAGGTACTAAAGCATCATGTGCTTTCGCATCTCAAATCACTAAGACTGAGCCTTTACGTAACCAAACTGACTTCGGCGACATCGTTCGTGGTCTTTCTGTTTACGG